TTCAGTCAGTTTGTTTCTTAAAAACATTACGTCTGCACGTTCTGGATCACCCACATCGTCCGTTACGTCAAACCATTTACCTCTACCAAATGTGGCTTCCTCCATCTCCGCTACATTGGATTCCACAGCCTGTTGTAGCGCAGGGGATATAATCCTGGAGCGTTCTGAGGATCTTTGGGAGTCTTCAGTTGACCATTGGCCTCTCCAGAGTCTGTAGTATTCATCAAACCTCTGGCTGTACGTTGATTCGTAGTGGTCACGCCATTCGTCACATTTACCCATTACCCATTCTTCTAGGGATTGCTCAGTCATAAGCGTTTCTGTGTTTAATGCAAAGTCTTCTGTTTTTGCCATATTAATTCTCTCTACAAAGCATCAATAAATGTTTTAGCTGTTTTTGCTTTTTTATTTAAAGTAGCTTCTTCCGGATTCATTAAATTAATTAGATTATTTAATTCGTTTTTAAATTCAGGGGAAATATCTTTAAAAACCATATCTTCTCTGTTCCAGTTTTTCATTGTTGGTAAATCAGCATCACCAGCCATTAAATAACCGCCTAAAACTTGGTCAAAACGAGACACTCTATGCCATTGTTCTTTATTTCTTGGATCAGCCTCAGTTTTTTCATCACAGACGTACCCTTCATCATTAGGTTGTCTACATTTTACTACTTCAAAAGAATAATCCATTTGTTTTTTATATTCAGGATCATTTAAAGCTGCGTTAAGAATTTTTTTATATAGTTTTGGTTTTTTATGTTTTAATAAATGTAAAGATTCAAATTTAATCATTTTATAGTAAGAATCTGAACCTTCAGGGTATTTGTCTGTATTAATTAAAATTGTTGGTTTATTTCCAAATCCTGCTTTTTTTGCATCTTCTCCAACTAATGTTTCTGCATGGCCTTCTTTATAACCAGGAATAATTTGAACATCTTGTAATAATTCATCAATAAGTTCCATATTAATATCCTGCTACTGTATCAATAATCTCAAGATCATCAATTTCAAAATCGTATGAATAAGCTACTTTTGCTAATTGATCTGTGTAAGCTAAAGCATCCACCAAATCATCGTGGGTTAAAGGATCTGGGAACTGAAACAATTGATCCAAGAATCTACTGTTCCAATCCCCTTTGTTTACTGTAATGTATCCATTTTCAAACCGTCCCTGTAACGCCCACATAATCCTGTCAGTTTTCTTCTTGTTTCCGTGGGTTAATTCCTCAACCCTGAAGAAACGCTGATTACGTTTCATTAGATCATGTAGTGGTGACATAACGGCTTGTCTAGCGATGCCACGTTCAATTCCAACGGATACTGGTCTATACTGGTTAATGGCCTGAAATATCTTGGTGGCGGTTTCGTTAAGCTCCCAACGCCCGTAAATAATATCGTGCACAAACCACCCATCAGTATTAACTTTGACAACTGCGATTGCCGTGTCATCAAGCCTTGTGTTTTTGGTACGTTTTTTATTAACTTCCTCAAACCCCGCGAGGTCAATACTGATATAGTAGTCTCCGTCTTCGGGTTCAGTTCCGTATTTAACCCATTCTTCCTTAAACATTTCTGAGCCTCTGGCTTCAAAGGAGGCCATGAACTCCTGTCTAAAGGCGTAACTTGACATTGATTTTTTTGCCGTATCAATTTCCGATGGGTCAAGTAATGGGTTATCGTAAGAGGTAAAGTGCCAAGCCCTATAAGTTTCATCGTCCTCCAGTTCTGCATATTTGTAAAGTTCATAGAAATGATTGCGTCCCATAGGGGTTCCTATGAACAATGCAGAACCTTTTTGGTCGGCAAGCGCGGGTCTTAATATTTGTTCAAATGTCTCAGGTTTCATGTCTGCGTACTCATCCATGACAAGAAACTTAAGACTCACGCCTCGCATTGTTTCGGGTCTATCTGATCCTTTTAAACTTATAGTGGACCCGTTTATCAATTTTATTTGGAGATTGTTAATATGTGACGATGCTACCACCGGATGCCCCAGTTCCAATAAGGTTTGCCACATAATGTCTCTGGCTTGCCCTTGGGTTGGAGCTACATAAAAAACATGACCTCGTTCTGCTTGTAGGGCGTTGACTATCAGCATCCAGGCCGCTAGTCGGGACTTACCTGTTCTTCTTCCTGCGGCAACTATCTTAAAACGTCTATCGTCATTCCAAACGTCCTGTTGCCAAGGTAACAATTCTATGTTCAGATCAGTCATAAAGGATTATTTTTACCAGTGTCGTAATACACTGCTCATAATAACAAAACAAGTTATTACATTTAATAACACAATAACTGTTCTAAACAATCCAACAATGTCAGCTTCAACGGAGTCATCACTAGCTTTTTCCCCAAGGGATTTGCACCATAACTTCCAAATATTTGACATCTAAGGTATAATCCTTTTTAAGTCCAGATACCCACCAATATGGTTATCATAAATTAATATCTGAGGAATAGCCCTAGCACCACAGCGTTCCTCTATTTCGTCCCAGAACTCCTTAGAGCCATCGTCCTCGTAGTAGGTATACTCTATGTTTTTAGACTTTAGGTATTCCTTGGACAACCTACAGCCCCTACACCACGATGCTCCGTACAACTCAATCATAGGACCACATTACAGGGTCATTCTCCCTGATGTCCACATGTACAAAGTTCTTAGCTATACCAATACCATTAAAACCCAACCTAAGTGCATTTTCTACTATACGTCTCCGGTCAATACCGTTGTCTGCTTTAATGTCCGATGCAATACCCTGAGAATGAGTCCCTGGGCGGCTTTTGGATGCCTCCAGGACATGATTAGGTGATCTGTACCCACTGGTGATTACAAAGGGAAAACCACATACATCCCTTAGATTATCCAATCTTTTTAGGAATACATCCTGTATTTCATTTTCCCCTGTCTGTTGACAAGCAAATTCGTCCCTAGAGAAATACTTAAGTGTCATTATGTTCAAAGTCTCCTTCTAAAGTTTCACCAACTACTGAAGTTTCACCTACTCCTGAAATACTTATTGATATTGAACTTCTACCTCCACCTAACTTATCTTTTTCAAAGTAACTTAAGGGTACTAAACGATCCATTAGGAGTTTCCACGCTGCACTTTGATGTTTATGATCATCATCTAAAGCAGCATTAAAGATTGAATCTAAGACTTTTCTAGACTTAGGTGACGTTAGCATCCTTTGTTTATATTCTTCTATTACTGAGTTATCACCTTTAGGTCTACCTACTGGATTTTTAGCTTTAACTAAATCATCCTTCCTTGGTCTACCTCTTTTTTTCTTCTTTGGTGGCTCTTGGTCTTCCATAATTTTCTCTAATTCACTAAAGTATACTTTATTTTAGCATATTTTTGACTAAATGTCTATAGTTAAATTAAATAATGTGTAATATGACCTTTTTTAGTGTATTTAGGGGCGCATTATTTTTCTTTGGTATTCAAATAGTTAACTTTTGTATAACTTAAGGGAGTTTTGGTTAATTTTTGTACAATTAAAGTGCTAAAATTACTCTTTTGCAAACTTGAGTAGCTTCATAAAACATAAAACATTTAAGATTCCTCCCCCGTCCCCATGCAAAAGTTATCCACAGGATATTAACAGACTTATCCACAGGTTTATCCACAGGTTTACTTATGCACCACAATAGTGCACTGATGCACCATCCTGGGGCACGCACCAAAGTAGTGCATTAGTGCACCAATGTAGTGCACAAGTTATCCACAGGTTATACTTATGCACCAAAAGAGTGCAAAGTTATCCACAGGCTTATCCCCAGGAATCTCCTGGTTATCCACAGGATTTCAACAGGATTTCAACAGGCTAGACTTGGGAATACATGAGAAAAACTAAAGAGTATGTGCCTATGTAGAACCCTATGAGCACATAAAATAAACTTTAAAATAAATTGAACTATCTATAACATACACTGTCAAAGTAATATAACGAAACATAAACCAATAAGGAGCATTACAAATGTACATATCAAAAAAGAAAATAAACAAAATTCAGGACGCACTAGAAATGTCAGGCTATTACACTAGACGCTATATAGAGCTAGATAGAATAGAAACAGAATATTTTAATAATCGTCATGATAAGTCTAATGATAAGATTGGTGATTGTGAGTTTTGGATAGAGTATAAAACTCTTAAGCTAGACGCATTAAGACAATTACGAGAAGCATATAATTGTTATTCAATAGCTAAAAATAATGGAATAGATGTTCAATTATTTCCCTATACTATAGACTATGTCATTAACGCTATAAAAGATTCAGAATTTGAGGAGCTAGAGTGGGATATAGAATTCTGGAAAAATAGAAAAGAAACATTCCTTAATAAAGAGGTGGCATAAAATGAAAAAACCATTAGGAGTCGTTTTATATAATGGTTCATCGGTATTA